CGACGGGTTTACCTCACTCGCGAGAGGAGAGTGGGCATATGGGCTCATCTGAGGATGAGACAGAGCAGCTGCGTTGGTCGGGGCAGCTGCACCAGCCAAGTGGGAAGACTGGACGTTCCTAACAGAACGGACAATAATCTTCCTAGGTCGAGGTATACGGTTATACAAGGTTTAGCCAACCGCCGTGCTTAGACTAATGGGTCCGACAGGAGTACCTGACAACCCTTCCCAATGGGATAAATAGTCAGACCGCGTTAGCTTTAGTGGATGTGAGCGCGTTATAAAATGAGAGTGTGGCTTTCTCAACTCACAGTGCCCATGGGTTAGCAGACCCGTGGGATTCTCACTCATTCTGTTCAGAGGAAATTTATTAAAAACCAGACCAAGAAGATTGGTAGGTCGCTGAAGAAAAGCGCGACAAAAGTCGCGAGAGTAACCGGAAGGGAGCTTTCGCGAGCGGTGAAAGCCGAGATTCGGAACGCCGTTGGCAATGGGGCCAATGGCATGACAGGAAATGGGGCATACATGGTTGGACGTGGAGCCTACATGGTAGGCCGCGGTTCCTACGACATGCAACAGCCTGCGGTCAATTCGTTGATTAGCAGCTACCCACACCGTAGAATGAAGTCAAAGTCCATAGGCGATGAGACGGGTGACGTTCGCGTTTCAAAACGCGAGTACGTTACGCCCGTCTACGTGCCGTCTGTGCCGGGCTCATTCACCAATCTAACTTTCGCCTTAAATCCAGGGTTACCCTCGATTTTCTCTTTCCTTTCCCAAATCGCCGCCAACTATGACGAGTACCAGATGATACAGCTAGTGTTTAGCTATGAACCAGTTATCTCTTCTGCTTCCACAGTTGGTTCCATGGGTTCAGTGTTAGTCGCCGTCAATTACAACGCCGGCGCGGAACCCTTCGAGTCATTCAAACAGATGGTTGAGTATGACGGTGCAGTGCAATCGCGAGTATGCGATCCCATCTTGTTTGGAGTCGAGTGCGACCCTCGTAAGATGGCTAATGATGCACACCTTTATGTCAGGTCAGGAGCAGTTCCAGCAGACGAGGACATCAAGACGTACGACATGGGGTTGTTCCAGGTGGCGACCTCAGACGTTTCTAACTCGTTTGCTGTGGGTGATCTGCTTGGGCACATATTCGTGGAATATACTGTCCAATTGGCAAAGCCGAAGTTGTACGCTTCACTCGGCAACACCATCCTGATGGATTACTTCTTTAACGCTGCAACGGCTGGGTTTCCGATAGGAACCGGTTATGGAGCGTCCTCCAAGAACACTTTGGGAGGTAAGATAAGTGGGACTAGTAGGTATGTGTTTCCCGATGATTTCGAGGGGACGGTTATGATCCAGTTTCAAGCGTATGGTACCGGTATTGATATTACTGGTATGACCTTCTTGACTACTGCGACATGTCATAGCCGCAGCCGGATAGGGAACACAGGCACCTCAGGTAGTCAGCTCGCAGAACTCGGTACAAATGCGAGTTGGACGAATGTTGTGACGTGTACGAGAGCACTGAACGCCGACGACAATACCGTGTATCCGGTAATAGGTGCATCGACCACATACACAGCGTTCTCATGGATTGTTACTCAGATTAACCCATTGTGCCTAGGCGTTTAGAAGCATGTGGTGATAATAGTAAATAGGGATATATAGCAAGAAAAACAAACAAAAATGTAGTTTAGTGTAGCTTGAGAAATAAGGAGAGTTTGGCCCTCCTGGCCCTGTAAGGGTTCTTATGGGAAAGCAAAGCCACGTCCCGGCGTTAGTCGGTAATGTACCGTGTAACAAGGCGGTGCAAGGCGGTTATGGTTGTTGTTCGGGGCAACACGCTCCCACATGAGCACTTGCGGCTGCCGCATAGACGGTGTTGGAGCAGCGGATCTGATACGTGAAGCTCCATAGGTAGCGCTAGGGCTACCGGTTGCCCTTCGGTAAGGCATCCCGGGTGCGTCCTACTGCCGCACTGGCACAATTAATACAATTATCGCTTAGGCCCAAAGCGTCCATTATAAGTGACGACCACCAAGATGGTGGGCCATGGGGGTTCGACCCTCTACCACGGTGACGAGAGATACTCGAAACCAAAGACTACGGCAACGAGAAAGACTTGAAGCCAAATGCAACCCCTAGGGAACAGATCCCACATGGCGATGTCACGCACCCAAAACCTTTTTACAATGACGACTTACTTGAATTTTGCTTACCGCCAATTAACTGGGGCTCTCATTGCGAGGCCGCCACAAAAACCAAGCGAGAGCATGGCCGAATCAGAACATCGGTCCTCTGCTGCTACGCAAAGCAAAAAGATTAGATCTGTGTGTGAAATAATGTTTGGTTGCGACGATGAACATGTCAAAAAGGGGGGGGAAAAACCATCTGACCCTGATGAGCTGTTGGATTACTGGAGGAAGCAGGTGTTCGGGTTCAGCGAGAGTGATGATCAGCCATCAGAAGAAGACGAGCGCTTAGCCTATTATCAATCGTTGGATATTGAAGGGCTCCTAGCAAATTATGAAAGTTTTAACCGCGTCAAAGACCTGACAGCCGGTGATTTAGAGTCGGACTACGAGAGTCGACAGGCGAACCCAAATCAGCAATGGCTCGATATTGCAGATTTGCCAACAGCAGTTGGGAAGACGCTTAGGATTGGGGGCGTCGCCAATCAAACGGAAGATGTGCCGAGACCTCCAAGGCTGGCAAGGCAGAGATGTCTTGCTTGTCGTAGTACTGTTGTTTGCTACATGGGCGATGTCACCCATTGTCATAAGTGTGGCAGGCAGAGCAGAAGTGGCACCCTTCTATCCCGGATACCAACAGTCGAGATGGCCAGAGAGCCGGCCGTATTCGGGACGCACGAACAACCTCTGTTGGCCATCACGAACGCCAGTTCCGGAAACCATGATGTGCAACTCGGAACACATGCCATCAAGGAAAGAGAAGTGACGCGAATCAACGAGCAAATGGGGGTGTTGAAACCATTGCCGGAGATGGAGAATGAAGGGATGTTTGCATGTTTGGATGGGCCGGACGACTTGGACGAGTGTGACGACGTGACGGTTGATTCAATTGCAGGCCCTAGCAAGCAGCATCCTCGTGACGCTTACGGCTTGCTCATTGCTCGGCTCGGTTCAAACGCACGCGGGTTGGATGTTTCGGTCAAGAGAGACCGGGCGTTGTGGGTCTACACCATGAGCTATGGTGGCGCGCGAACCCGACATGCTTCTACGTCCAAGAAGGTTGCTCGTTGCGGGGCGGCCGGGATGTTGCTGAGAGAGTTGGACCGTCGGAACAAGCCTGGCAGCCGCATCGTCGGTGGCACGAAGATGATCAGCAATAAGGTGAAGAATGCGGGCGCTAACAGGGGGAAGGATAAGGCAAGGCGTGATCCTCAACCTCCACTCCGTCCCCGACTCCTTCCCGAACGCCAACCCTATGACTTTTATCGTCCTGCACTCGCGGGCCCGGCGGGACCGCCAGCGGCGCCTGCTGAAGACGTTCGGAGGAAGAAGATCAGGAGCAACTACGTGTGTGGGAGCAAGCCAATGTACAGGTGTTTACACCTGAATGACGCGTACGCCCATCACAGGACTTATGATCAAGGCGCTTCCCCTTTTTGCGGGTTGGCAGCCATCGACGTTGCAGTGAACGGGACGACGAACGTTAACACGTACCTCGACATGTTGAGTGATGACCAACTGGATGATCCGTGGGACGTTGTCGGAACAGTGGAGTTTTTAGGGACTTGGGCGAAGGCTCGCGGCGTCAATCTGATTATTACCGTGCGAATACCTGATGAGGGAATAAACGTCCTCAACAGGTTTGATGGGGGGTTCTACCACACAGTCCACCTCCGATACATACCTCATGCGGATGATCTTGTGGGGGTCGGCCACTTCGTGCTTATGGTTGATACTGTGAGTGCTGACAATGGCATGCCTATGCATGCGTTAGAGATTGGCCATGAGGTGGATGAGGACCATCTGCAGCCCGTTAGGTCTATCTGCTTTCGGGCAATCGGAGCGGTGGCAGTCCTAGTCGCAGCACATCCTGTGATTCCGATTGTGCTGTTGCCCGCGGTCGTGAGAACTGCGGTTTTCTTCGCCTTGACTCCCCTGCTTGAGTGCCTCGCCAGGATAGGTACAGAACCGGTGATTGAATTGCTGGGCGAGAGGGTGTACGAGATCGACAACAGGGATAGGCGGACAATAGCAAACAGACGCGACACGATAATCCACCAAGACTCGTATAGACGCGTTGCTGTTACGTGGAAGTGTTACCATCCCTACTATCCAGGCCGGTTAGATTGTGGGCCCATTGAACAGTTGATCAACAAGTACCACAACCGGGTCAACCGTGAGTACGTTGTGTCAGAGCCGTTGTTCTTGGCGGCTTACGCACAGATGCAGACGCTCGCGGCGAGCGGTCGCAATCCTAGCTTGGCTTTAGCGGATTTGGGTAGATATCGGGAACTAAACACCGACGCAGGCCGTGGCACTATGTCATCCACCGCCTCTTTCCTTGTGTTCATGGCTAACCAAATGACGATCACTGGTGTCAAGCCTAACCTCGTGGGGCTTGTTGCCTGCGCCGTGCCTGGTGCCACCACTAACTTTCCCAATATTAACGTGATCGAAGGGAATCAAGTCGGCGGGGTGAACAACGTCAGGAAGTATAAACTTGAGGCGGGAAAAGCAGATCGGAGGGTCGCTGTCAGCCCCTTAGGTCCGATGTTATCCAGAGAAGGCGTTATTGGTGCTGGCTTGTTCTCAATCACGGACTCACCCACCACACTGGCGGCGTTTGTGGGAAGGGCCATGACTAAGGATCTGGGAACTCGTGACCAACGTGTTTTGGACCAATTCATCAAGGATAGTAAGGCGTTCCTAGACTCGTTCATAGACAAGGTGGTGATAATGGAGGAGCCTGAAGAGTCGGTTTTCGTCATGTTCCGCAAAGCATATACGGGGAAAAGATCTGAACGGTGGATCGACAACAAACTCGCTATGTACGCTAAGTATCACATGGGGTTGATGAGCAGAAAGGAAGAGGCAAGGTTCAACCAAAACGGGTTCTTTGTTAAGTTCGAGAGCAACATAAAGGACGGACAGCCTCGGCCCAGGGGGATCATGACCATGAGCGATGCTATGTTGTTGGAGTGTTGCGGAGCATTGACAGCGATCGGGTTCTGGAACCACTCAGATTTCTCACAGTTCCAGGTTAAGTCGATGACACCGATTGAAGTCATGGAGAGACTCATGTTTCACACCGATGGGGCACATGCAGTGACGGACTACTCTGCTTATGAGTCAAGTATTGACTCACAGCTCCGATCCATCGAAATGTATGTCTTGGACAGACTGCTTGCGAGAATGGGATGGTCACGTACCCGAAGGGCACTTAGGAGGTACGCCCGAGGCGAGAGGAAACTGGTCACTAGGTGGGGCACGTTTGAGATAGACACCCGCTGTTCAGGCGATTTTTGGACTTCATTTGGAAATGGGGTTTTAAGTGTCTGCATAATGCGAGCATGCTGGTTGAAAAACGGTATCCCGAGACCGTTCCGTATGTTAGCAGAAGGCGATGACGGTGTGGTCGACGCTGATGTTCCAAATGACGAGCTGATTAGCCAGATAGGTATCGGCTATAGTTCGGCGTTCCGAGGCACACAGCCCGGAGACTGTGACTTCTTATCTAGACGAGTTGTCGATGGCAAGTGTTATCTCAGTGTAGGGAAAGTACTCAACTCTCTATCTTGGGTGAAGAAAGGCCATTTGTTGAAGAGGTCCAAGCAACTAGCCGTGTTGAGGTGCATGGCACATAGCGTGCATCACATGTCACCAGGACACCCCATATTGGCCGAGATGTGTAATCGGATATGGGAGAAGACACGGGGCGTGAGTACGTTCAAAGGTATGATGGCATACTTGGATAATTACCACGCCATGAATTACACACCCCCCGTTTTGGGGCCTTCAAAACGTGTTGAGGTTGACGAATCAATGCGTGCTGAGGTTGCAAGCGGAGCGATGGGCTTCATGCCTATCTCAATTTCCGATCAATTGGAGATCGAGTCGCGTATCAGGATGGATGAAATGTACGTAGGAGCGACTTTCGACGAGGACCCCAATTTGGGTCCTATCATCCGTTCCACCAATGGCAGCATTGACCTTAAGCTCTCCGTGGAGAGTTTTCTGGCTATGGCTGACGTTGTGGGGGCCATCATGCCCGAGAACTACGACAGATTGGCTGAGAAAGAAAAGCGAGAGTTTTGCGAGTTGTCGTACCAGGGTCAGCTGTTGGAGCGATCCTTTGTTAGCCATTGAGTTGGCAACATAAAGCGCTAACATTAAATTACTGCGCAGTCAGTAGCGCTATAGTCATGTGCGATGTTTCATACAAAGACC